CTCGTAGGACATAAGCGCGTCAGCGTGCTCACTCAAATCAACAACGATACCGTCGTCGATGGGTGTGAACTCTGCGCGATAATTGGTCATGTTGGCACTCATAGGATCATTTATCCCCCTTCACAGAGCCGCGTCGTCCTTATTCACCCCAACCACTCCATCGAGACCCAGAGGCATTAAGGTCAGACTGTACTGAAAAGAGAGAACTCCTGTCGTCCTTGAAACCGATTGGTGGCGGGACGTAATAATCACCATGTGACGGCGTGCGCGCGAGCACGTCGAGGCCAATAGACAGAGCGTCAACCATGTCGTCGTGCGTACCTGATGGGAATGTTTGGCACTCGTCGTAGAAAGCGTCGAGCCACGGCGCTTGATCGGGTATGAAGACACGCCCACCCTCAATGAGAGGTAACACAGAAGACAGGCGCGTGACCTTATCGCTGCCGACCTTGTAGGGAACGACCGATATGCCGCTCTCACGCCTTAATTCTTGGATAAGCGACTGCCCACTAGCCTTGTCCTCGATGTAGATGCCGCGTAGGCCGCGACCACGCCACTGATTGTTCAACATAATCATGCGACGCTTGAGGTCTGGGAACTCAAACCGCTCGCGGACTGCATCTACGACGTACATATCACCCGTAGCGTCAAGGCCCATCACCATCATTACGGAGTAGTCGCTCGTTTGCTTGGCTTTGAAGGCCGTATCAGCGGCGATAATGAGAGAATTAAAGCGTTCGGGGCGCATGTCAGCCGGATATGTGCGCCACCAGTGGGACTTAATTAAGTTACCGCCTTGGATGTAGGGGGATTGCTGGTAGAGGCTGGCAAATTCGCGGGGGTTTAGACGTTCGCGGCGCTCTAAGTCGTCAAGGGTGAAGCGTTCGGGCCACAAGGCCGCACGCTCTACCTTGCGGACGTAGCGCTTAGACGGGCTGATCTTTGATGCCTCGTTGGGCGCCAGATATTCCGGGTCGTCTTTGGGTAAAGATGTGCGGCTCGTCTTGCCGTGCTCACCCTTGATCTGCTTTTCCTCGATGGCCGGGAAATTGATGTGAAGCCAGCGCCCCTCTTTCCAATCTTCCGTCTGCATAAGGCGACCCGCAGGGTCGTCGGGATGCCAACGGGTGAGGATAACGATCTGGGCGGGCGGTACGTTGTCTACGTCGGGTTGAAGGCGGGTTGATAGGGCAGAGACGTAGTAGTTCCATATCTTGTTGCGCTGGGTGGCGCTCTCGGCTTCCTCGCGGGACTTGAGCGGGTCATCTAGGAGTAGGAGATTAGCAGCACGTCCAGAAGTTGTACCCCCGACGCCGATGAAATAGGCCGCCCCACCCTGAGTGGTGCGCCACTGATCTACGGCTCGGCTGTCGGCAGACATTTCGAAGTCTGGAAAGATTTGTGAGGTGATGGGCTCGTTGGAAAGGTCACGGACTTGGCGTCCGAAATCGGTTGCGAGTTGAGAGTTGTAAGATGTGGACATCATAAAGCGCGTCGGCTTCTTCGACATGAAGTAAGACGGGAATATGACAGAGCCGTAGGTGGATTTGCCGTGGCGCGGCGGCATTGTGATGAGAAGATTGCGGACGTTGACCTTTTCAGTGCGACGGCGCTGGGCCTCGTCGAGCCCGAAGTGGGACGTGAGAGTGTTCTTCTCTAATCTGTCGAGCGCGTCGATCATCTTAAGGTGGAAGTCGGGCAAATCCCAATTTGGGTACTGCATCTTAACGTAGCCGAGGAAACTCTCTTCCGCTTTGCGTAACTTTAAGAGGTGTTTGGCGGCGTCTTGGGGTGTGAGGCTCATTCTTCTTCCTCGTTTACTTCCTCAGCGTCGATGATGTTGGACATTGTAGAGGCGATTGCTTCGAGCTCGGCGCGAGACATCTTCTCAGGGTTGTCAGAGATGTTGTGCTCGTGCTGCACGAAGTTGGCAGTGAGGTCTGGCATGACTTTGTTGAGCATTGTGGCGAATACACGGGCCTGTGTGGGCGACCAGTGCTTTTGGCCCATGACTACTGCGTGAGCTTCTCCCACTTGGTTGTCTACGTTCTCAAATAAGCGGCGGCGTAGCTGCGAAACTTGCTGTGGTGTCAAAGGTTGGGTGTCGTTTTTGCCCAGCTTTGAGAGTGCAGTGGAATTGCTTGCTGTTTTCATTGAATTTCATCCTGACGTTTTCAAATTTGCTCAGATTGTTCGGGTAGCCGGAGATGGCAATTGCTGGATTTCGACTTTGGGGGTCGGGGTAGTGCCCCCCGTAGCGGATTTTCGTCACCATCTCGTCACCAATCGCGCTATGATGTTGATTTTGCGCGGATTTCTGTCCCGTAGGAAGGGACTTTGCAGGGTTTCACGTGCGCGGACGTTTTGAGCTTTGCTGAGCTCACGGCTCAAAATTGGGTTCGCATGTCATGTCTGCATGTTACGTGCGCATGTTTCATGCGTCGTCCCGTGCGCCTGCGAAAGTAGGAAACCTACTAGGATCAAGTTGTGGTGTCGGCTGTTGCTGACTGCTTCTCGGTTTTCGGGAAGTATCACCGCGCTTTGAAAGGCGCACATGAAAGGACGACACCATGACCAAATTCAACGCACAAGCATACGCATCTGGCCTCACCGTAGCAACCTTCAACGCAGACCTCGACGCAGGCACGATCACGAAGGCGCAGGCCAAGGCCACGGTCGCAGCGAAGCTGAGCCGCGACAGCATGAAGCCTAGCGCACGTAAGCGCTGGACACGCGTGGCCGACATGCTCGAAACCGCCGGAACGATCAACACCCACGTAGCGTTCCGAGGCGCGCAGGCTGACGCGAAGGCCGCCGTCAAGGCCGTCAAGGCGCACGTCAAGGCGCGCAAGGCGAAGCCCAACGCAGAGCAGCGCGCCATCGCACAGGTCGAGCGTGACGTGAGCGTGTTGGATCGTGCACGTGAGTTGCTGGGCAAGAAAATCCTGAGCAAAGGCGACAAGCGCGAGTTCGACGCGATCCTGACCGCATACGTTCGCGGCTAATCACCCACACACATTGAAGCACATCTCAGAGCCTCGCAACGCGCAAGCGTTGTGGGGCTTTTTTGTGCGCTTCTGCACGTCAACGCATGGAAGGAGACAATCATGCACCCAAGAGAAACACACCCGATCCTAACGCCTGCACACGCCAACGACGACCCCTGCGATACGTGGGCGGGCATTGGCGACATACTACGCCGCGACGAACGCCTCACACGCGTCTTGGAGCAGCAGCACGCCTTGCAGGACTTCTGCGACGCCTACGACGACGCACGTTTCGTCACCACCTTCACCCGGTTCGGAGGATAACCCACATGACGTTCACATCCATACAATCGCGGCGCCGCCTTGAGCTACGCGTCGAGATCACCCGCATCATCGCAACTACGTTGGCAGGCTGCTTCGGTGGCCTGCTCATCGCATGGCTTGGCATCAACGCGATCACAGGTTGCGGCGAAGTCACCCGCACCGTGGACGGCACGTACCTCAAAGGCGAGTGCGTGCTCGTGCCTTGGGTCAATCCTGACCTCTACGACCACAACGTCGAATAACCCAACCCAACCCATAAGGAGAACATAATCGTGTATTCAATCGTAGAAATTCTGCCCGCACATTGGGCAACAGCCATCGTCTACGGCGACGAGACAGGCATGGACGACGCAGACTGCGCATCGTTCAACGCATGGATTGATTGGTTCCAAGCCGAGTGCGGAACGATCATCACGTGCAGCGTGTTCAGCGACGAGCCTCAGTTCGTCAAATATCACGGCGCGACACGTCAAGGCGTGTTGGCCGCCATGTGTCACCAGTACGCGTTCATGACTGACACAAGCGTCAACGAAGCAGCATAGCCGCATCGGTGTCGAGCGTTGAGGCGCTCGCATCCCATGCGACTGAACGCATGACACCCCAGACATTAAGGAGAATTACATATGTCTACTAACGCACTTATCTACATCGTCGAGCCGAGCGACACCATCGACGGGTCGGAAACTATTTACGCAATATACAAGCATTGGGATGGATACCCGTCAGGTGTGCAGTCCATGATCGAGGACGCCTTGAAGATTGCTTGGCCCCTGCCACGCTTCGAGGCCAACGAGTTCGCAGCTTCCTTCGTTGCCGCCAACAAGAAAGGCAGCGGCGACGTGAGGCTCGTGCACCCAGACGACGCAAGAAACACGTGGTTCAATTACGTCTACGTCATTCGCCACATGGAGGGCAGCGACAAGCTCAACGTAACCGTCGGTCACTGCACAGGCATGGACGAGTTGAACAACATCACAATGGAAATGACGTGGGTGGGCTACCACACCCGCGTTGCAGAAGCCTACGCAGACGAAGGTGCATATGCAAAGACAGGAGACGCAGCATGACCACTATTAACCATGAAGTGAACGAAATGATCCAACAGGAAGAAGATATTTACAACGTTATTGTCGATCTCAAAGCTATGTTGGAACACTACGTTTCAGGCCGCGCAGACAACAGTTCGACGCGAACACAAGCGTTAGTAACCATAAAAGAAGCAAATCAATTACTGCAAAAGCTAAAGGAGACGTAGCATGACACATTCAGCAAGCTACTACGCCGGCGATCACGTTGGCATGTGGAGAACAGGCCAATGCCCGATCATCGAAAAAGTTTTGGCTGTCGTGACATACGATCAGAAACACAACGCCTACATCATCGAAGCCGATGACAAGTACGACTTCCAAGAGTGGGTGTGCGGCGAGTGGTTCGAGGATTACGAGCTCGAAAGCGACGAGCCTGTTGAGTTCCTCGAACACAATGACGTGCATGTAAAATTCATTAACTTGGAAGACGTAGCATGAACAAATTT